CAGTTCCTACTAAGGAAATCCAAGCTTGGAGTCCCCAGGTAACTGTGGCTGTAACGCCATAGACGAACTGGTCATTCCCTCCGGCATAAGCCGCAGCGGCATTAGGGTAGCCGCCAAATTGTGTCCCATCATAAACTAAATAGAAGGTTGTACCATCTACTATTGGCACAGTAACAAAACCACCGAAAACATCCATATGGAAACCAGTAGCAAAAGTGATATTAGTTGGAGTAGAACTATTTGTGACATCTACAAATACCTTGTAAATGTCTCCATTAGCTAAACCAACAGGACCACCTGCTGCCGCTCCTGAAATGTTATTTCCGGCGATAATATAATTAACAGCATTACCACTAGTTACAGCGGTTGTTGTTGTTAGAAAATTAGTTTGATACCACTGTGCCCTAGGTAGGGGCAGTGACAAAAGGCGAGGAGAAATTTGCAATTGAGCAAACTCTACCTCATAATCAATCATGACGTAACCAGGACTATCAGTCGTGGACGTCTTAGATAAGAGGAAGACATCTCCATCAGCATATGAATTAACATCGTCGCTCATACCATAATCAGTAGAGCGCCAAATGCCTTTCAATTGAAGAGGAGCACTATGATTCATCCATTGCGGACCAATCACAGTGTCATCATCCGATAATACAAAAGATAATAATTGACTAGAAGTTTGTGACAGAAAAACACTATCACGATTTTTAGAATAATAAAACATAATGTCACCAGAAGCAGTCGTAGGAGAAGATGTGATGTAATGAACAACACACTTCTTCCATCTAAATTTTTGGTACATCTGCAAATATTGTCTTAAAGTTGAATCACTAAAAGCAGCGGGCGTTAGAGGCGTACCTCCACAAGCCGTCCAAGTTCCTACTGATCCAGTACCAATCGGACTAAAAGCAAAATCACGTCCACGAACAGTCACGCCATCCTTAGCTTGGATGACTTGCTGTTTCGCACCGCGAATGCTATTACCAATGGCTACAGGAGCCGTATTAACAGTAGATAAAGCACCAAAAGCTGGTGCCGGTTTCTTACGCGAATTTTTAACCATCTGCATGGCAGCCTTTCTACGGACTGCCGAAGCAAGTTTAGCAAAATTAGCTATCGCCTTACTTTTCTTATCATTATTTTTCTTAGCCATTCTTTACGCCACCACCTACCCTACGTAACATAAACGCGGCGGTGATTACGACGCCTTTTAAAAAGGTTATACGAACTACGAGCGTTAGCCCTCAGAGTTTCATTGACTTCTCGGTTAGTTAAACCGATAGGTCCTGAATTAACTACAGGGGTTACCATCGCACTATAAGTATCCGGCTGCGATCTTTCGAAAGCAAATGCCGGCCCAGTTAATTCTGGGGCCTCATTAAATACAGGCAAAACTTGGCTTTCGCTAGGCTTTTTGTCGGCAAATGTTGGGTTATAA